GAGATCTTTTAATTGTGTATCAGTGTAATATGAAAGAACATCACCTACATAAGCAGCCATTTCCATAAACATCATTCCTGGATTACCTTCACTGAAATCATTGAAATTATTTGGAAAATATACTTCAGCAAATTCCATTAATTGATTCTTAAAAGAATTATAATCCTTACTTAAATATTTTATATCTTTATCTTGTGTTTTATTTGATACTTTTGTGTAAGCCATTTTATCTAAAATTTATTTGTATTGAATCATCATTTTTTTCGTTATTAATGGAATAAGTAATTGATATAGATAATCTATATAAATCTAATTCTCTTTCTATTTTAGCACTTTCAACTGATATTTCTGGCATAAAAAAAGATGTTTGAGTATTTATGTTTTCTAATAAAGTATTTTCATCTACACTACTTTCAAATACTAAATTTTTTAATCCTATACCATAATTAGGGTTATTAATTCTTTCTCCAGGAACTGTTAATAATAAATTTATAAGATTTGTTTTTATTTGTTCTTTAGTTGTTAAAGTACCCGAAGTCATATTTACTTCATTCAAAGGAAAAGAAACGCCTATCCTAACATTATTATTAATATCAAGAGGATTTATTTTTCTAGTATTTTGAATTATAGGCATTTATTACTTTCCTTTTTTCTTATCTATTGCTTTCATTAAACCTCTATAGTCTCTTGTCACGGCAGTAGCTACTGCTTTAGGCATACCTGTTGTGTCCATAGCTAATGGTTGTGACATATTTACGGGAGATATAGCTGATTGGGTATTAGTATCTCCAGCAGCTGTTTCATTTAAAAGATCATTTAGAGTACTATTTGCTACAAAATTTTGTTTAGTAAATTTTTTACCCATTATTTTTTCTTTTAAAGATGGTTGAGGTACGCTAGGTACTTCAACTAATCTTTCAGTATGTTCTACTATAGGTGATTTAATTTCATCACGTAAATCTTCCTTAAGTGATTTAATTTCTCTACGTAACGCATAATCTATTTCTTCTCTAACTACTTTTCTAATTAGATTTTCAAAAGTTTTTGCTTTCATGTTTTATTATTGTTTGTTAATAAATATAAACTTTTTAAAAATTAGTTTATTTTTGGTCTAAATATTCTTTGTTCTTCATCATCTCTAATATAATCTCCTAATACATCTGGTTTAAGATTAACAGTGGGGGTATTAAAATTAAGAAATTTATCAATATTTTCTATGTTTAAAGTACCATCCGGATTAATTACATCTCCTCCTGGTATGCAATTTTCAATATACTGTTTATAGTAATTATTTAAAGTGTTAATAAAGTTTTGTATTAATGATGCTAAATTCTTTATAACATCTATAACTAAAGGTAATAAATTAACTAAAGATATAATAACTTGTAATGTTTTAAGTGCATAACCTGTATATACTTGTATGGCATTTCCATATTTAAGTATAAATGCATTTGCTTTTACTATACCATCATTTATTTTTTTGGCTACAGCTGCAGAAGCTAAAAAACCAGCTAATGGTATTAGTGCAAGTGATAAAGAAGTTACTAGTATTTTTAGAGCAATAATTAATGTTTGAAATATACCTAATAAAACTGATATATCTACTAAACTATTTAATGCTTTATCTACTTTTGTTTGTATTCTTTCTAATTTTTTTATAACATTTTCTAATTTACTATTACTTTGTGTTAATATAGATTCTAAAGTATTTTTAGTTTCTTTAACAATATTCATAATTTCAATATCACAACTTTTTTCTAATATTTTTTCTCTAAATAATTCTCTAGCTTCAGGTTTAGATGTAGGTATACCTCTTTTTCTTAATTCATCAAAAGCTCTATCTTTTCCTTGTTGTTTTAAATCTTGAGTTACTTCAAATAAAGGTCCTTCTATTAATCTTTCAATAATAGTTCTTATAGCTCCTATACCATCATTATATTCTATACCTATCCCTACAGCTGCAAACGAAGATATTTTATTAATTGTTTCAGTAGTATTTTTTAATTTTCTTTGAGCTTCTTGGGATTTAGTAATATCTTTACCAGGAGTATTTTTAGCCATTTTAAACTAATTTAGTTGTTTTACTTTTAATATATTGAATATTATCTCTTAGAGCATCTATTTGTCTTCTTCTTGTAGTAAAAGCAGATTCATTAGCAGGATTAGGCCCAGTAAAGCCTCCTGGTGCGGTATATGATACTTTTACTATTATATCACTTATAATACCTTCTAAAACATCTAATAATCCATTTACTCCACCTAACCAATCATCTAATTCATTTCCTAATATAGCTGGTTCTGTAGGTAAATTTTTATCAGATTTAAGTCCTAAATAAATATTAGGGGTATTAATAACTAATTTACTGTTTTTATTTGAACTTGTATCAAAATGTATACTACCTTTAGTACTGAATCCTATTGCTTTATCTGAAAATAATAAAATGGAATCATCTTTAGCATTAAATAATAATCTATCGGAATTAATTATTACTTGTTTACCTAAATAATCATTTGTATTTGTTGGTTTATAACTCATTATACTAATTTTGCTTCAGTTATATTATGTTGATATTGATTACTATTACCATATCTTTCACCATTATAAAAATTGTGATACTCTTCTCTATTAGATGCTAATGTAGTAACTTTTCTATTTTGAGGGCCATAAGAAACATGAACCCAACTATTATTACCTCTTTCGGGATATTCCCATATTAATTGATCCCATCCCTTAACATTAGTATAAATATAATTATATAAATCAGCAGTAGTTAAATTAGGTACTCTTATATCTACAGCCTGACCAAAAATATGTTGAGAGGTATTAGATCCTCCTAATCTTTTATTTAATTCTACACATCTATAACCTGAATTTATTATTAAATCAGGATAAACATTTACTATAGGATCAATAATATTAACCATTAGTAATCTTAAATTTTCAATAACTTCGGTTTGAGATGGTGAACCATCTATACCAGGCATATTATTAATACTATTATTTTTTGCAGTATTAGACCATATTAAATGTTTTAATAAAAAATGAGCTCCTATAGGTTCTTCTGTATTAATTGCCATTATTAATCTATTGTTAAGTCAAATTCATCAGTTGCTCCACTACTTCCAGCACCTGAACCCGGATCTACATAAGAATTAGGTAATTCAAGGTTTATATTATCTTTTTGTATTATTTGATCGTCTATTGAACTTTCTGATTCATTAGTAGTTTTGGGATTATTAATAACATTTTCTAATTCTTCTTTTTCACTAATTCCAGTTCCAGGAAGAGTACCACTTAAATCAAGATCTTTATTAGGTAGTGTTTCATTTTCTATTACTATATTAGAACTTTGTAAATCATCATTACTAGGTTCAAGTAAACTTTGTTCTAATGATAAAGGTTCTTTATAAATAGCATTAAAAGAATCCATATGTGGAGATGCCTGTATGAAATTTTGTATTTTTTGGTTTGAAGTTAAATATATACTTGAAGCATCTCCATTTATATTTTCAATAGTAGGTAACCATCCCTTATCATCTAAATTATCAGGTTGTCCATTTCTTATTATAGTAATAGGATCACCTGTATTACCTAAATCACTCCAGCTATTAGGATTAGATATTTCATTACTTTTATTAGTAGACCCAAATCTAATGGAGTTTCCAAATCTTCCCTCTAAAATCATATCACCTTCATAAGATAATAGGGGTTTTATATTTAATTGTTCATTAAAATAATTTCCAAGTTTGGTTTCAGTACTTCCATCTTCTACTCTTCTTACTAATCCATTTTCAGTAGATCTATAATCATTTGTAACTGATTCTTCATTTAAATTTTTTAAAGTAGGTAAAGCATTATGATGAGGATGACGCCACATATTAATTTGTGGTAAATAATAATCATCTTTTTCTTTACCATCATAAATATTAGTGGTATTAGTTGATATAACTAATACTGTTTCATTTATAAGTGGATAATACTTTAAATGTGTAAAAAGAGGAAATGCAGAGGAAGCATCCTTGGAGGCCATATTAGTATCATTTTCATCTAAATCAGTAAAAAATATTTTACCTATTGAATCATAACCCCCATTTTCTTCAGCTAGTGGGTGATTAATATCTAAAATGATATCTATTACTCTAACGGCTTTTAAACCATTAAGGTTACCTAAATTTATATTTTCTCTACTAGATCTAGATTTAACTATTGCCATTTTGGTCTGGTGCTTCTATTTGTTTAGGTTCTTCAACTGTTTTAGCTATTTCTTCTGTAATTTCTTGAAGTTGAGCCATTTCTTCTTCAGTTAATAATCCACCATCACCTGTATTAGCAGTACCCGTAGATAAACGTTGTACTATAGCTGCCATTTTTATTAATTGATCATCATTTTTAACACTTATTTCCATATATTCTTTTATTAATGGAACTACAACAGTAGCATCACCTAATGTTTGAACCAAGGGTTTTAGTTCAGCTATTAAAGATGCTAATTGTTTTTTCTTTTTATTTTGATTACCATGAATTTCTTTTAGTAAATCAGAAAAAGATTTATCATCAAATAATATTTGGTTTAATGGATCCATACTATTTTATTATAAATATGGAAGAGTTAAATTCTTACGTGTCCGTTTTCTGAATATTCAGTATATAATCTTCTATACAGTTTTTTAAGTATTTTAGTTACTTTAGTTATAACAGGAGTTTCAACACCTGTCATTTCTCTTATATAAATGTAAAGTGCTTTTTTATTAAAAATTTCTAAATTTTCTCTACGTTTAAATAATATATTTACGGCATCACAAACCTTTCTATCATGATCCTTTTTAAATAAAGTAAACATATGTTTATCTACATAATCTGTATAATAATCTATAAAATCTTTTATATCCTGTTTACGTTCGTCTCTACCTAATTGGCGTAATACTCCCTCATCCTCGTCTGCAGCTAATGGGTCAGT